AATAGAATGCTTACCTTCCATAACACTAGCAGTCTGCATTGTGTTAGCAACAGTAGTTACAGGAACACCCATCTCTAATACATCAAGTAACTGTGCAGTCACTTCGTCAGAAGATAAACGAGGAATGTAATATTCTAATGCTTCTTCGATGGTGTTATATTGAGGTGGGCTTTGCCACGGTCTATCACCCAACTCAGCAGTCATAGCCATACCGGGAATAGGAGCGTCAAGAATAGGTTCAGACATTATTTTTAATCTCCTCACGCTTCTGCTTAATAACAGAAAGATACTCTACAGACCTTTCAAAAGGACCAGCGGAGTTAGCAGTCTTTTCATTTGAACGAGGTTTAATTGGACCTAACAGACCTCTTGAAGGTGTTGCTTTCTTTGTCTTCCTAGCATTTAACTTTATTAATGCATTCTGATAAGCAACAGGTGCTGGGTTAGATATTCTATACATTATTATACTCCACTTTTATGTAACTTGCAAGACTTAACCGTATTTAAGCCAAGCGGAACCTAGCGTACCTACAAGGCTACCAAGGGCTGCACCAGTACTAGACGAGCGTTGTGCAGCAGCCGCTTCAGCAGCAGCATCCTTACCAATCTCAGCTTCAGCTAGTCTATTCATTCTTTCTAGTTCACTCTCAGCAGACTTCCATGCCCACTCCATTGTGTCAGCATAGTAGTTCCACATATTATCATATGCAGTTTTGCTTATATCCAATACGGCATTAGCATTAAGTTCGTTAGCACGATTAACTGCGGCAGTGTCTGCTGTAGCAATCTGCCTACGCCACTGAACATTTGACTGTGCAATAACTGTCTGGTTCTGTGCATTGAACTGGTCACGTTGGTTATTCATCTCAGCATTAAAGCGTTCTACTGTATTAACCTGACCTGCATTAAACTGTGCCTGTGCATTAGACTGTGTAGCATTAAACTGCGATGTCTGTTGTGCAAGATTAGCAAAGAACTGGTCTACTTGGTTTTGACTAGTAGCATTAAACTGTGATGCAGCATTAGTAGCCGCTTGGTCAGTAAACAAAGACTGTATTCGTTGTTGTGCCTTGAACAATGAAGTTTGTTGTTGGTTAGACATATTAGCCATGTCTCTTTGCATAAAGGTCTGTGCATTTTGTACAGCAGTCTGTTGCCTGTTACTAAGATTAGCCATATCCATGTTAGCTAATGCACTAGCCTCTGCCATCACCATTGCCTGTGAGTTAGACAGGTTAGCTAAGTTCATTGTGTTTGCGACACGAGAGTTCTCTAACTGTACCTGCTGTTCAGCAGTAAAGTTCATATTGGCAATGTCACCAATACGGGCAGCGTTCTGTACACGTGATTGGAAGGCTTGGTCAAACTCCTGACCCATAAAGGTTGCACGTTGTTGTGCCGCAAGCATAGCACGTTGTTGTCTGTTAGATAAGTTCTGTGCTTCAAATTGTGCTGTAGTACCTGCATCTGCCTGTGCAATAGGCAATGCTGACTCCATAGCGGCCTGTATGACAGCCTGACCAGCCATAGAGGATGCACCTAGCCCACGAGCCGCCATAGCCGCTGACGCACTACGCATGGCTCCTGCAGCCCATGCTGGTGTTTCACCACCCTCAAACTGTGTCATCAATCCTTCAAGCTGACCTTGTACAGTAGCTTGTGTTGTCGGGGTAGCCTGTGCAGCTTCTACTTCTTCAGTAAACTTAGTGGCAGTCTCTGCATTAGCTACACCACTAATTAGTTCACCATCTTGTATCTTACGCTGTACTGCATTATCAATAAGAATTGCATTACCTTGTGCGGCAGATAAATCTCCTACACTTGATGCTGTCTGCTGTGCGGCAGTTATCTGTGCGCGTGGGTCTTCTGGTGCAACCTGTGCGGCTTGTGTAGCTTCCAGTGCAGTGTCTACACCTGCAGCTGTAGTAGCCGCTGTCATTTGATTAGCGGCAGTCTCAGTAGCGGTAGTAGCCTGTGCAGTTGTTGCCTGTGCAGTAGGCACCGCAATTGAACCAGTTAGTTGACCTGTTGTGGGGTCAATATACTGGTCAGTACTAGTAGGTGTGGTAGCCGCCACGGTAGTACCGCCAGTAGGTAGTGCCGGATTGTACATACGGTCTACTGTTGTTTGTCCTATTGTAGGTGTTGTCGTTGCTGTATCATCAGTTGTATCCGTTGTATCTGTAGTATCTGTTGTAGTTACAGTACCACCATCAGCATACTTATTAACCATACCACCACGTGCCATCATTGTGGCTTGCTGTTGATACTGTTGCATCTGCTGTTGACGCATTGGGTCTAAGGCAAGATAGTCTTGGAAGCCTTGCATGTCACCCTGATAACCCATAGAGTTTGCAATCTTCTGCATACCACTAGGTTTGAATGCTTTAAACATAGCCATTAATTAACTCCCACAAACACCGTAACCGCCATAGCTACCATAGCAAGGGTGCTACTCATTATCATTGCTTCTAATCGCCACATACGTTTATCAAGCGACTCTAGTTTATTATGTACCATTTCATATCTTACAGCGCACTCTTTTTCATGTGCATCTAATTCTAGCTGTACTCTGAGTTCTGGTTCCATTGTTTGTTCCTGTGTTAAACGCATGTTAAACCTCTACTACGTTTTGATGATGTAGTTTAGGATGATTGTAGGCTGTACGTTGTTGTGTGCGCCATCGCCGCCTGTACTTTCCGTATCTTTAGTGCTAGGGCCAACATCATATACGTTTCCGCTACCACCCCCAACACGTGGGCCTGTTGCATTTAGTGGGTCTATATTGTGAACGTGTGCTGGTATTTCCGGAACGGTAAGAGTATGTGACTCAGAGCCGCCAACCGCACCAAGCGTGTCACCATTTATCGGTGATGTAAGCCTGTTTGCTGAACTGCCACCCATGTCATCCTGACCCGCAATAGTACGCCCACGGAAGTCTGGCACATTAAATGTAGATGACCCATCACCAACACCATAAGTAGTTCCGATGGCACTGAACAAGTCGGAGTAAGTAGAGCGAGAAACTGCTTGACCATAAGATAGCAACCAGCCAGAAGGTGCCGAGGCTCCCGCATATGGCATAACCATACCAGAAAGAAAGGCGGCAGGTAAAGTAAGGTATGAAAAACTACCGTCTCCATCCGACTGAACAACCTGACCGCTTGTCCCATCACCCGCTATGTTTAACGCATCTGCACCCACAGCATTGTCATCAATTTTAGCTGCAGTGACAGCATCATCAGCAATCAAAGCAGTTGATATATCACCAGTAGTGAGTGTAGCTTGCTTTGCATTAAGCTGTGTTTGGATATTGCTAGTAACACCATCTACGTAGTTTAGTTCTGCCGTTGTAGCAGTAACACCATCAATCAAGTTTAGTTCTGCTGTAGTTGCAGTTACACCATCTAGCTTATTAATCTCTGCCGCTGTAGCAGTAATCTCAGTACCGTTAAGGAAAATACCAGCAACATCAATTGTTCCTTTAGTACCACTGAATACTTCGTTTGTATTAGTGGCATCAGGAATAAAGGTAAATCTACCAGTGCTGTCATCAAATCCAAAGAAGCCTACCTTAGCGGTACTACCATTATGCCAACGGAACTCAAGGCCACGGTCTTTGTTATCATCTGATGCAGGTGCAGAGTTACCACCTAGTGTGAGGATAGGGTCTTGCAGGGTAGTCACTGTGCTGTCTACAGTAAAGGTAGTACCATTGACGGTTAAGTTACCTGTGATTGTAGCATTGCCACCGACATTAACATGACTAGTTGTAGTTACAGTATCTATATATCCCGCAGACCAGTAGTTACTAGAGTCACCTAAAGCATAGGCACTGTCAGAGGATGGAATAAGATTAGATGCTACATCAGCCGTGACTGTTACTGTGTCAGTATTGGCATTACCTAAGGTGGTACTACCATTTACAACAAGGTTAGCAGTTAGTGTAGTATTACCTGTTACCCCTAGTGTACCACCTACAGTGCTTGCACCTGTTACATCTAGTGTGCTAGATAGGGTTGTAGCACCAGCCACATCAAGAGTGCTGTCTAGTGTACCAGCACCTGTTACATCAAGTGTACCTGCTAAGTCTACATTAGCACCACTGAAGGTAGCGGCAGTAGTAGAACCAGACTTTAATACAAGATTACCAGAAGAGTTTGTTAATGCAGCATACTGTGTACCAGCATCCTTAACTAGGATGTCACCACCATCTGCATCAAGCACAATATCCCCTGCGACATCTATAGTAAGGTCGCCAGAGGACAAGTCAATTTCAGTGCCATCAATAGTAATGTTATCTACAACTACACCAGCATTGGCTGTAACAACACCAGTAACACCTAGTGTGCCACCTACTGTTGTGTTACCTGTAATAGCACCTGTACCACCTACTACAAGTGTGCCAGATACATCTGTGTTAGCATTGATGTCTAATGTTGTTGTGGCAATTTGTACTTCTGTATCTGCGACAATATCTAGCTGACCATCAGCAGATGAGTTTATGTATATTGCGGTATCACGAAACTGTGTCTTTTTATCTGTGGCTATTAGGATGTCTTCCCCTAAACCATCAGCGTATAGTGTACCATCAAGATACATATCTTTAAATTGTACGGAAGCAGAACCAATGTCTAGTGTGTTTGTGGTAAGAGGAAGAACAACAGTACCACTAACGGTAAAGTCACCACTTGGTCCTATCTCAAGTACACGTGCGCCATTAGCCGCTGTGCCATCATGGACATGACCAGTCGATGCATTGAAAGCTGTTTCAATAGCATTATATTCATTGTTAAAATCACTGGCGTTAATAACACCATCATCAACAATATTACTTGCAGATTGTCTAGTATATCCTGCCATGTTTTTTACCTTCTTCCGTTTACCGCAAACTCAAGTACAATTGAATCTAATGAGAATGGTGGGTTAGTATTATTTGATGTGACCTGAATAGCTGCGTTATAGCCAGAACCAATAAGTTGTGTTTCTAATATGGTATCAATATCACCAGAACCAAATGTAGCAGTTCCAAAGATAGCAGTAGGAGAACCATACTCAAATATATTACTGGTATCATTCGCTAAGTTAATAGCATCCGGTTGAATAATACCAGCATTGTTTCTTTCAAAGTCTAACGCCAGTCTTAATGATACATCTACTGAACCACTAGGGTCTGTGTACAAGAATGCTTTGTAGAAAGTCTTACGCAATCTTGGGTCTTGAAAAGATAAGAACGGACTAAAGAAGTCAGCTACAATATTCTCACCGTCAAAACTATTACCCTGTTCTAGCTGGTACACATAACCATTATCATTAGCAAAGAATATAAACTCATCATCACCACTATACTCACTGAAAGAGACACGGGCATTGATACCACGAGTTTCTGCCCAAGCAACCTTACCTTCACCTAATTGTGTTCCTAGTATACCTAAAGCAGACTCATCTGGAACACCACTAGCATAACCGAATAATCTGTACTGACTTTTCTTACGAATAACTAATGCAGAGAAAGAAGATACACTAGATACAAACTTTGTTACTTCAGACTGAATAGGCTTAGACAATACAGATAAGTTAAAGTCACCAATTCTATCTGTAGCACCTAATGTGCGAATACCATCAGGTCCAAGGAATACTACGTCACCTGCTACTTCTTTTGCAGTATCTGGCTGGATAGCCCCTAAGTCTTCTGATACAGTCTGCAGTTGAAAGTCTACTACACTGTTACCTGCAATACGTCTGATACTGCTTTCGCTAAATACAATTAGTTGTTCACGAAATACTATTAAGTCTGTAACAATATCACCAATATTTATTACACCGCCGCCATTAGCGACACCAAAGTCCGTGTCTAAATACGGTGCTGAGAAGAATACGTTTTCATCATTTGCTACAAATATATGGTTTTTAAATACTGTAACAAAATCTGAACCACTAAAGTCTGCACTCAATGAACTAAGTAATGTAAGTGTTCCGGCGTTATCATCCAGTACAAAAGGCTTACTAGAACCGTCAACTATGAATAGTTTTTCATTACCATCAAAGTTATACTTAGCAAATCTTACAACACCACTACCACCTAATGTAACACCAGCACTAGAAAAGGTAGCATTGTCTGTTACCTGTGTCCAACCACTACCAGCTGACCTGTATAAGTGTGTACCTCTAGCTGCATAGACACGTCCATTATAGTATGTAAGTCCACGGATAATAGTAGAACCAGTGATTGCATTGGTATCGTATTTAACATATCCAGTAAGACGTTTGTAACCACCCTCAACTGAAGGCTCAAAGTTCTTTAAACTAGTAGCACTTCCGGGCAAACTAATGCCTTGCTGTAACGGACTAATGTTGGTAACTAGACCATTATTAAATTCTATAGGATATGTATTCCAAGAATCTGGCATATTTATTTCCTAGTACCTAGTTTTACATATTTAGTTTGATTTGTCAAGCGATTTTTGCTATTTACTAAACTAAAAGATTTCTATTGTTGCGAAGGATTACTGTAGAACGCACATAATCATAACGGTTAATCAGAGTAGAACGCATACTCTTGATACCTTCTTCAAACTTTTCTTTAGCAATGAGTGCATCCTGTGAATTACCACGAAATAGATACGCATAGTGCATAGCACCATCAGCAATAACATGGGCAAATCGTTCTGGTACAGAGGATACATCTGTTGCATTCTCTAAATCTACAGGTATACGGTAGTACTCATATACAATTGTATAGGCTTTGTTAGGTGGAGGTACTACACCAAACTCTTCATTAGGTGCTTGAAACACATAGTTGGGTACAGAAGAAGAACCATTGTCCTCATCATATTCATACTGTATGTAGTTATCTAAGTAGTCTTCGTAAGATAATAAGTCTAACTTTTTTGTGGATACACCTAGTGTAGAACTCTCTTTGAGACGGAAGGTATTGAAGTTTATAAGTTTTGCATCATGTGGAAAAGAATAACGAAGAAGGTTAGGTGTTAGTACATCTTCTTCTTCTACATGATTGAAAGGCCAGTTATACTCTATCTGGTTAATGTCTCTGATTGAAGCATTCACTGCATCTTTAGCTTGTGAGTAAAAACCTGCGGCACCAGCAAAGTTAGCCTCTGTGAGTTCTACTTCGTTTAACCGCCTATTTACCTTGTTGACAAGGCCAAGAAAATTATAAGCCATTACTTATCTCTCACTTTAATTTTAACTGTGCGTTCAGCAGTATTGCCTGTGTTGTCAGTAATTTGACAGTACAACTGATATTGTACATTGTTAGTACCGTTTGCTAAATATATAGTAGCTGTCTTATTATCACTGCTAATTGTCTGTGCTGTACTGCTTAGTGTGTTTACAGTACCCGTTGCAGTCAATAGTGTTTTAGCATTAGATGCATCGTTGACATACCATGTGACACTACTAATAGTGGCACTTGCTAGAAAACGTGACCAATCAATGCTATAATCTAGCACTTCATCTGGGTCTTTGTTAGGCCAACGAAAAGACATTCTTTACTCCTATGCCGCTACTTTAGCAGTTCTATCGTAATGTGTAGTACTACGCTCAACTAGTACTGTGCGAGACTCTGCCATAACTTGTACTGTTCTATCGGATGCTGTTGTTCTACGCTCTATGTATGCTGTACGTGTCTTAGCGTAGTTATCTCTTTGGTTAAAGTAATTAAAGCTAGTAGCAAATGATGTTATGCTACCAACACCTGTTGCTGTAGTTACACCTG